CTTCGGCCTGATTTGCGTTAATACTTGACGGGCGGTAACATAGACGTGTTACTGCCCGTTTTGTATTTCAGGACCAAGTAAATGCTCACATACAACATGCTTTTTGAGAAGGAATTGCGTAAATTACTGATTGAAACTATTGAAAGACGCAAAGACGATTTATCCTTTGGCCACGCATTAGATTACCAAAAAGAGGTCGGAATTATTACCGGCCTAAGAACAGCCCTTGATTTATGCGATGAAGCAAACAAGCTGCTGTCCAATACTTAACCAACGCAAGTAATGGAGAACAATATGCCCTTCATGGTGATGGAGCATTCAACCGACCCTAAGCAAGCTTTGAAAAAGGAGGTCGGTAACGTCGATAACGTCGAGGTTTTCAACAATCAGGTGCTTGTTGCTGTCTATACGCGGCCTGAAAAGACCAAGAGCGGCATCTATCTGACCAGCGGCACCCGAGACGAAGACAAAATCCAGGGCAAGGTCGGTCTGGTGTTGAAGAAAGGCCCGCAAGCCTTCGTTGACCCGTCAAACAACTGGTTCGAAGGCATCGACATCAGCCTGGACGACTGGGTGTTCTTCCGCCCCTCCGATGGATGGAGCGTGACAATCAACAACGTCGTCTGTCGCATGCTTGACGACACGAATATCCGTGGTCGCATTCAAGCGCCTGACCAAGTTTGGTAATAAGGGAGCATCAACATGGCAGACGAAAACAATATTTTTGACGTCGCTGTTGAAGAAACGCCGAAAGAAGGCGTTGAAATTCAGGTTGCAGACACAAACGAGCCTGAAACCGACTTCAATGCCAGTATCGAGCAGCTAAAACAGCAACTTGAAGCTGAAAAGCAGGCTCGCATCGACGCCGAGCGCCGCATTCACGAAGCCCAGAGCCGTGAATATGCAGCGCGCAACGAAAAGGCCGACACTGACCTTCAGTTGATCAACAACGCCATCTATACGGTCAACACGAACACCAACATCCTGAAGTCTCACTACGCTGAAGCGATGCAGGCAGGTGACTATGGGCGTGCAGCCGAAATCCAGCAGGAAATGGCGTCTAACGAAGCCAAGCGTCTGCAACTGGAAAACGGTAAAGCGGCAATGGAGGCTGCACCGAAGCAGGAACCGCCGCGACAGCAACCCGCAGACCCGGTCGAGGCGCTAGCATCGCAGCTTACTCCTCGCTCTGCCGAGTGGATTCGGCGTCATCCTGAGTTCGCGCGTGATCAGCGCCTGTTCAATAAGATGATCAACGCACACAACCTTGCTGTTGCAGACGGCATCCAGCCGGACACTGACGCATACTTTGCCGAGGTCGAAAGCACCCTGAAGATCAACCGTGGCGCGGCGGCAACCCAGGCTGAAACGCCAATGGAACAGACCGCAAAAGTCACGCAACAGCGTGTGTCGCCCAACGCAGCGCCGGCAGCAGCACCCGTCAGCCGTCAATCATCCAACGACCGGCAAACGGTCGTCCGCCTGAGCGCCGAAGAACGCGAAATGGCGAGCATGATGAAGATGACACCCGAAGAATACGGGAAAGAAAAGCTGAAGCTGAAGCGTGAAGGCAAAATCCACTGAAAGGATAGAACATGAGTGGTTCAATTACACGGCGTGCGATGAAATCCGCGCCAAAAAGCGTCCTACAACAGGCGCTTGAAACACCTGAAACTGCCGACGCGCCGGTTGTGACCGATATCAAGGTTCCCGACGCGCCGCAACGTGCTGCCATGCGACAGGCTATGCGTGATGAAGACCCCCGCGCACGCGCCGCACGCCGCGCCGCCGAATTGCGTGGCAACATTGGCGATATGGATGAAGGCACTGACGAGTTTTTTATCCCGCCGCACCTCGTCCCTGACGGCTGGACGTATGAATGGAAGCGCAACACCATCCTCGGCCAGGAAGACCCCGCGTATCAGGTCGCCTTGGCTCGCAAGGGGTGGGAAGCCGTCGATGCAAGCCGACACCCTGAAATGATGCCCATCGGTTCCAAGGGCGTTGTGTCTCGCAAGGGCATGGTCCTGATGGAGCGACCGAAGGAAATCACTGACGAAGTGCGCCAGATCGAAAAGAAGGTGGCACGCAATCAGGTTCGGCAGAAGGAGGAGCAACTTAACTCCGCACCTGACGGTCAATTTGGGCGCGATCACGCCCAGGTTCGACCGAAAATCAACAAAAGCTACTCGCCGATTGCCATTCCTGCCGACGAGTAAGAACACACGAAGTAAAAGGGCCGTAAAAAGCCCTTTTATTTGCGTTTTGACTTGTGTATGTTGACGAGCAGCAGGGTTTATCCCTCCCAAATGCCTCGGGGTGTTTGGTATTAGTTATCACCCGGTTTCCCATCGCCCCGGTGTGCGATGATGGAGCCTCCTTTTATGAAGGAGAACCCGTCATGGCGAATACAAACGCGCCTTTCGGTTTTTCGCAGTATTCTGGGACCGGTTCGTCCCCGACCTATGAGCAAGTGCAGCTTGCGATTTCGTCCACCAACTCTACCAGCCCGCAGATTTTCTCGGGTGACCCGGTGGCGCAGCTTTCGACGGGCTACATCTGCCAGGTCGGCACCAACGGCACCACCTCGGCCAATGCCGCCGCTACTGGTAGCATGATCGGCATCTTTGCTGGCTGCAAATACCTGTCGGTTTCGCAGAAGCGCACCGTGTGGTCGAACTATTTCCCTGGCGTTGGCGATGTGAACACCGCCGCTGCGGTGACTGCCTACGTCATCACGGACCCGAACGCTCAGTTCCTTGTTCAGACCGCCAACAGCAACACGACCGCCACTGCGGTTGGCGTTTCTGCCATCGGCCAGAACATCGGCTTCGCCTACGGCACCGGCACCGGCACCAACACGAACACCCTCGGGACGACCCCTGGCAACGTGTCCACCGGCCTGTCCACCGCCTACGCGGACCAATACACGCTGACCACGCCGGGCGGCACCAGCGCCACCCTGCCGTTCCGCGTCATCGCCCTTGCCAACTACACTCCCGACGGGTCCAACCCGCTCCAGAGCATCAACGGCAATGACTTCACCTCTGCCTACAACCGGATTGTTGTTGCCTTCAATACGATGGCGATGAAGTCTGGCGTGGCCGGTATCTAACAGGGAGTAGGCACCAATGGCTGTCAATCTTTCAGCGATTAAAGACCTTCTCCTGCCGGGCTTGCGTGGCATTGAAGGCAAATACGAGATGATCCCGTCGCAATACGACCGGATCTTCACGAAGCACGACTCGAAACTGGCTCTCGAACGCACCGCCGAAATGCGGTTCCTCGGCCTCGCGCAGTTGAAGACTGAAGGTGGCCAGACCTCCTTCGACAACGGCGCTGGTGAACGGTTTGTCTACAACCAAGAGCATTCTGAAATTGCCCTTGGTTACGCCATCACCCGCAAGGCGGTGGATGACAACCTCTACAAGACCCAGTTCCATCCGTCGAACCTCGGCCTGATTGAATCCTTTCAGCAGACCAAGGAAATCTATGGCGCGAACATCCTGAACACCGCCACCACCTACAACGCCAACGTCGGCGGTGACGGTGTGTCCCTGTGTTCGACGGCGCATCCGATTGACGGCAGCACCGTTGCGAACCGCCCGACGACTGACGTTGACTTGAACGAGGCGACCCTGCTGAACGGCATGATCAGCATCCGCACCAACTTCAAGGACATGGCTGGCCTGAAGGTCTTCGCCCGTGGCCGCAAGCTGGTTGTGCCGCCGCAGTTGGAACCGGTTGCGATCCGTCTGACCAAGACGGAACTTCGCCCTGGCACGGCTGACAACGATGTCAACGCGATCTTGACCACTGCCGGCGGCTTGCCGGAAGGTTACATGGTCAACGACTTCTTGACGTCGCCGTATGCTTGGTTCCTGCTGACGAACATCGACGGTTTGTCCTACATGGAACGTGTGAAGTTCGAAACCGACATGCAAGTGGACTTTGTCACAGACAACCTCTTGGTGAAAGGCTACGAACGTTATAGTTTCGGCTATTATAATTGGCGTTCGATCTGGGGCAGCTTCCCGACTTCGTAGCCTTTGGTTTCAATGAGTTAGCTGAAAGTCCAAAGTAAAATGGGGTATTTACACCCTTTGCCAGTTGGTCTATCTTATCCGTTGCCGATTATGGTAATGGAAGGACATGACATGACGAAGGGTGTAAACTTCACTTACGATGAACTTGCTGAAGTTCTGAACTACGACCCACTGACGGGTGACTTCACTTGGAAGGTGTCGATTAGTTCTCGGGCGCAAGCGGGTTGCCGGGCCGGGGTTTGGCAGCGGATGCAAAATGGCAAAGACTATCTTGCGATCACTTATCGTGGTCATAAATTGTCTGGCGCTCAAGTTGCATGGTTGTTTATTCACGGTAAATGGCCTGACCGTTCAGTTTTCTTCATTGACGAAAATCCAAGCAATCTTCAGGCATCAAATCTAAAGATTGCGGAGCACAAAGCCAATCGGATTGTAGGTGCGGACGGCAAGGTAAGTTACAAAATGACCACCGAACAGGCGCGTCATTATGGGCTTGTCCAGAACTACGGGATATCATTTACTGAATACGCAGAAATGTATGCCCAACAGGGCGGTGTCTGCGCTATTTGTGGTAAACCCGAAACTTCTAAATTGCCGGGACGCAAACCAAAAGAAACAGATGCAAGGATACGCGATCTTTCTGTAGATCACGATCACAAGACAGGTCGCGTGCGTCAGCTTCTTTGCAATTCCTGCAACCATATGCTTGGTGCAGCCAAAGACGATCCCGCCATCCTCCGTGCCGCTGCCGATTACCTCGACCGGTGCAAGCAAAAGGAAGCTGCCTAATGTCTAACCCTAAAGTATTCCGAAAGGAGCCAGCCAATGGATATTAATGGCGGCGTTTATCCGAACGCCAACGGAAGCCCGATCTGGCCGGCTTCGACCTTCACTGGCCCCCTTGTGGCTGGCAACGTCGTGGCGAGCGATGGCACCGGCACCCTTGCCGGTGTCGGCGAAACGACCGGTGCGGCGAACCTCGGCTATGCCAACATGGCGCAGTCGGTTGTCGTCACCCAGGCGAGCGGCGTTACTAACATCGTCATCCCGGCACAGAGCCAGATCACCGATATCTATCTGATGGTGACTACGGCCTGGACCGGCGCGGCATCGACTCTCGGTATCGGCACCACGGCTTCTGCCACGGCGCTGACTGCTGCCGGTGCGGTGACGGCAAGCGCCTTGGGCCAGTTGACGATCCTGCCTGGGACTGGTTCCACGCAAATCGCTAACTGGGACAATGTCGGCAATACCGACATCAAAATCCAAATCACCTCGACCAACACCGGCTCTGGCGTAGGGACGCTTACCGTCTTCTATCTCCAGGGCATCAACCTCGCGTCGTAATAGGAGGCACCCATGAAGGGTCATAAAGAGCATCACGGCGTGAAGCATTCCGCTCACCACGTCGCCCATCACACCGCTCACCACGGCGTGCATGAACTGGCGCACCATGGTGTCCATCATGCTCGCAAGGCGCGCAAGGCTGGCGGGAAGGTTGAGGACGATATCGTCGGCACCGGCAAGGGCCACGAGGCTGCTACCTCCGGCTACAACGAAGCCGAGAAAGACCTCAAGGATAAGCCGGAGCAGCGCATCAACGCCCACAAGATTTTCGGCGAGGCGGAAGCCATGCACGAAAAGAAGCACGGTGGTCGCGCCAAGCGCAAACATGGTGGCAAGCTTCATCACATGAAGCATGTCGGCCACGTTGAGGGCGAACACGCGAAGCACCATGCCGGTCGCAAGCCGCGCAAGTCCGGTGGCCGCGCATCGTCGGACACCAGCCCGTTCACCTCCGCTCGCCATGGTGAGGCCGCCAAGGGCCGTCACGTCGAGCCGGAAACGATGGGCTAACAAACGGTATGCGGGGGCCTAGCGCCCCCGTAAACCATCTGGAGAAAGCCATGTCAGGCGCTTGGACACGCAAAGAGGGCAAGAACCCGGCTGGCGGTCTTAATGAACGCGGGCGGGCCTCACTGAAGGCTGAAGGCCACAACATCAAGCGCCCGGTTACGGCGTCTGAAGCCAAGCACAGCCCGGAATCGGCGCAACGCCGTGAGAATTTCGCACCCGCATGTGCGGCATGAAAGAGAAACTTACTTCAGCGAAGACGGCGCACGATCCGAATAGCAGGATCAATCTCGCGCTGAAACGCTGGGACGTAAAGTGTTGAGAGGATAAATTATGGTCGGCGTTGTCAATCAATCCATTTCCCGCGTCGGTCGTTATGAGCCTTTCGAACTTCAAGTGTCGCGTGGTCAGATTACGGGCCATTCACCGCTGAATGTTTTCGGATATGGCACGACTCCGGCCACAGTCGGCCTGTTCCGCACGGCTTGGGAAAACATGTCCACTACGGACTACGTGTTTCCGACCTCTGCCATCACCATGAACCTTGTCAGCACCGTGGCCGGCGACACCGCTTCGATTACGATCTCCGGCCTGGATGCAAACTACAACGCCATTTCCGAAGTTCTTGTTCTGAATGGCACGACTAACGTGCCGACGGTCAATCAATATTTCCGCATCAACAATATCTCTGTTTCCTCGGGCAGTGCGACCAATCCTTCTGGCGTGATTACGCTGTCCAATACGGGCGGCACGGTGATCTATGCTCAGATCAACACGGCGACTATCAATGGTGTGACGAGCAGCGTCGGCACGTCGCAGATGGCTGTCTACACCGTTCCTGCCGGCTATTCGATGTATGGCTATCGGTTTAGCGCATATTCGTCCTTCAATGGCAACAGCGCGAACTATACGACCTACCGGGCCATCATCAATTTCCCGTCCGGTGTGCAGCGCATCATCCTACAGTCGCCGTTCAACACCTTCTACGAAGTTCAGCGCCACTTCCCGTTCGCGTATGCCCCTGGCACCGACATCAGGTGGCAAATCGCCTCCAGCGCGGCCACGGCTGCTGTCGTTGGCGTGAACATCGGTGGCGTTCTGGTCCTGAATGACGGCACCCTATAAGGATTAACTATGACCACCAGCGGCACATATAATTTCAATCCGTCGCTGGGCGAAATCACGCTCTACGCCTTCAATCTGTGCGGCCTTCGCAACACGTCGCTGTTGCAGGAACACATGGAATCGGCGCGCATGGCAGCCAACATGGTCGCCGCGTCGTTCTCCAACCGTGGCGTAAACCTGTGGAAGGTTGACCTTGTCACAGTGCCGTTGGTCCAGGGCACGTCAACATACAGCGTTGACCCAAGCACGGTGATGATCCTTGACGGTTATGTAACGACCGGATCAGGAACTACGGCTATTGATCGCATCATCATGCCGGTCAGCCGCACTGAATACGCCAGCTACCCAAATAAGACCCAGCAAGGTTGGCCTACAACTTTTTGGTTCGACCGCCTCCTGGCACCCACCGTGACGCTGTGGCCTGTCCCAGACGGCAATGAGGTGTCGTTCAGCTACTATCGGTTGCGACAGATACAAGACGCCAACTTCACGTCTGGTCAGACGGTGGATGTGCCTTACTTGTGGATGGAAGCTTTTGCCTATTCGTTGGCATTCCGCCTTGCCCTGATCTGGTCGCCCGACAAAGTCCCCATGCTGAAGCCGATTGCTGACGAAGCTTATAATATCGCTGCCGAACAAAACGTGGAAAACGTAGCGACATACATCAGTCCGCAAATCCAAGGCTATTACAGATGAATATTTTTTATGTTTATGAGCACTGGAGAACGGACACCAACCAATGTTTTTACGTAGGTAAGGGGAAAAATAAACGCGCATATAATTTAAGCAATAGAAACCCAAAACACAAATCTATCGTAAAAAGTGTTTTGCTCAATGGATTTGCCGTAGAAATAAAAATTGTTGCGAGTGGTTTAAGCGAAGACGATGCGTTTATTTTAGAAGTATCCCGCATAAATTTTTGGAAAAATGACGGAGCAAATCTAGCCAACATGACCAATGGCGGCGAAGGAACGTCTGGATGCATTGCATCAAACAGAAAAAAAGTTTTATGCTTAAACGATAATATTTTATTTAATTCTCTAACTGATGCTGCTACATATTATAAAATAAAAATTTCCGAGATATCAGCAGTATGCAAAGGAAAAAAAGTTAGCGCAAAAAAATACTTTTTTGTTTTTTCAAATTCACTTATGGAAGAAAAAATTCGGCACGACGCTATGTCGGGCATCAAAAATACTTTTATATTGCGACGTAAAAAAGTTGACATTCCTAAATCATTTGGATCAGCAGCATCTGGATTAGACAGCAAGGGTAGAAAATCTTCTGGCCCGCAAAAAATATCTAAACCCGTCATTTGCTTAGACAACAATGAGGTGTTCGCCTCAGCAAGCGAAGCTGCTAGGCAATTCAAATTAAGTAAATCGGCAATTATTGAATTGTGCTTAGGAAAGAATGGGCGCAAAACCGTAGGCGGTCTTCAATTTAAGTATGCTGGGGTATAAATGGCGTGGGCCTCAAAACTCGGTCGAGCCAGAATATCGAAGCGCAACCCCAGAGCGGCGGCTGCATGCGACCGATGTGGTTTTATATACAACCACGTAAACCTCAAGTGGCAGTTTGATTGGCGCGGTTCCACGCTGCAAAACCTGCGCTTTCTGGTTTGCAACCGCTGCTATGACACTCCGCAAGAGCAATTACGCGCCATCATTGTGCCGGCAGACCCTACGCCCATCATCAATGCGCGTGTTGAACCTTATTCGGTGGATGAAACCGACTACAGGACGGCATCCGCGCCGACTGTGTATGATCCTATCACCGGCATACCCATCCCGCCTGCGGTAAACATCGTCACCCAGGACGGCAACAACACGACAACGCAGGTGATCGGCAACCCAAATGGCCTTGAGCAGGGCGCGGTGATGCCCCTTGTCGGCACGGTGACATATGGAGCCAAGATACCTGCCCTTTCGGTTATTTCGAATGGCACGACCACGGTTTCCGTCACATGCAGTTCAGCACATGGCCTGTCGAACAATAGCCAAGTATCCATCGAAGGTCTTTCGATCAATAATGCCGATGGATTCTATTCAGTAACCGTAACTTCAGCTACAGCCTTCACTTACTCGACCTATTCTGCTATTCCATCTGGGTCGCTTCTGACCAACGCGACGAATATTATTACCGCCTTGGTCGGATTGCCGTATAACTACGCCCAGATACCTCAAACGGGACCGTAAAATGGCTAACATCACCATTCCAAACCTCCCGTCAGCCATTGCACTGACTGGCAGTGAGCAGGTCGAGGTTGTTCAGTCGAATACGTCTGTCCGCACGACGACGCAGGCCATTGCCAATCTCGCCACAGTCAACGTCAACGCCATCACTTCGCTCACCATCAACAGCCCGCTCTATGCCAGTGGCAGCAACCCGATCACAAGCACGGGCAGCATTGGCCTGAGCAGCAATGGCGTCACCAACAACTACCTCGGCACCATGCCGACGCTGACGCTGAAGGGCAACAACACCGGTTCGACAGCAGCGCCGACTGACCTGTCTGTTGCTAGCGTGATGACGATGCTTGGTGCTGCACCTCTGGCGTCTCCTACGTTCACTGGCACGCCAAGAGCGCCGACGCCGGCCACGTCCGACAATTCGACGCAGATTGCCACCACGGCCTTTGTGAAGGCGCAGGCGACCGCTTCTGGCACCGTCACCAGCATCACAGCAGGCACCGGCCTGTCTGGCGGGACGATCACTGCTGCCGGCACGATTGCCCTGGCAAACACCACTGTCGCGGCTTCTTCGTATGGTTCGGCATCATCTGTCCCGACGTTCACTGTCAACGCGCAGGGCCAACTGACGGCGGCTTCTAACACTGCCATCGCCATTTCTTCGTCTGCCGTATCTGGC